CTTAAAAATTGTAAATACTATTCAATTATACTTTGTAATAATATAGATTATATGGATGATTATAATATAAAACAACCTACTATAATAGTCTATAATAATGGAGAGGAAGTAAATAGATATATTTCTAATATACTTTTTACCTATGATATTAATTATAAGGATATTCAATCTGAAATAGATAATATATTATTAAATAAATTTAACTAATGGAATTACAAGTATTAAGATTCTCATCTGGAGAAGATTCTACTAATGGGATTTTATTTGAAATCACTCCCAGTTGTAGAGAGTTTCTCTGTTATACTCTAGAAGATGAAAAAAGAGACATTAAAATAATGGGAGAGACTAGAATCCCTGAGGGAAAGTATAAAATAACTCTAAGAAATGAGGGGGGATATACTGCTAAATATAAAAAAAGGTTTCCTGATATACATAAAGGAATGCTATGGGTAAGAGATGTGCCTAATTTTGAGTATATCTTAATCCATTGTGGGAATACTGATGAGAATACTGGAGGATGTTTATTAGTAGGAGATAATCAATCAAATAATTTAATTAAAAAAGATGGATTTATAGGTAAATCTACTCAAGCCTATAAAAGAATTTATAGCTATATTTCAGAAGCTATATTAAGAGGAGAGGAAATAACCATAGAATATATAGAAATATTATGATTAAAGGAATAGTAAAAGAATTATTAGGGAATGCTTCTAATATATTGGATTCAGTAGTGACAACTGATAAGGATAGACTAGAAGCTAAAAAACAACTAGAGGCTCTATTTAAGAAGCATGAGGAGAAAATGTTTGCTCTAGAAGTTGAGGACAGAAAATCAGCTAGAAACATGTATCAAGGAGATAATCAAATACAAAAGATTCTAGCAACAATATTCACTCTGGCTTATTTTGTGCTGAGTTTTATAATGTTTAGATATTTTGTTTTAGGAGATATAAACTTAGGAGAGTTTGAAATCAGTTTTATTTCTACAATCTTTGGAGCTATGTCAGCTAAGGTCAACACTATAGTTGATTTTTTCTTCGGAGGCTCAAGCAATAAAAAACAATGACTTATAGACCCAGAATAAGTAAGGAAGTATATGAGTTTATAAACTACCACAAGAGATCAAATGTGGTGGGTATAATATCGGACACTCATTTTCCCTTTCAACATAAAAATTATCTTTCATTCATATATGATACTTTTAACAAATTTCAAGTAAATACTATTATTCATATAGGAGATATAGTTGATGGCTCAGCGTGGAATATGTGGGAGAAAGATGCTGATAATTTTAATGGTGGAAAAGAAGCAGAGGAAGCTCAAAAATGTATAGATAAACTTTTTAAAACTTTTCCAGATGGTAGGCTAACGATGGGGAATCATGATGATTTAATTTCTAGGCGAATGCTCAAGCATTCTATCCCTAAGAAATTTTATAAAACATTTGAGGAAGCGTGGAACTTTCCTAAGGGATGGACTACTCATAGTCATGTAGAGATAGATAATGTATTATATTTGCATGGTACTGGTAAAAGTGGAGCTAATTCTACTCTTTCTTTTATGCAAGATTATAGACAATCTGTTGTTACTGGTCATACTCATAGCTCAGGAGGGATTAACTATAGAGCTTCTTATAAAGAGTTATGCTTTGCTTTAAATGTAGGATGTTTAATAGATGTAAATAATATGGCTTATAATTATGGTAAACATTTTAGCAAAAAACCTACTTTAGGATGTGGAATAGTAGTAGAGGGAAAGCATGGATTTTTTATTCCTATGGATTTAGGCTCTAAGATTAATTATAGATAATTAACATACCTTTGTTAATAACATTACTTCTAAAATTTTTGATTTTAATTAATATCAATTCATATTTGCTAAACTTAAAACTTAAAACACTATGAAAAATTTTAAATATTTACTAAGATACATTTTAGAAACTCTAGCCTTTATATCTATGCTCTTATCAGTATATGTATTTATATGGATAGCGTGGGCTATAATGGGATAATAATTAAATTATGACAAAAAAAATAGATTCAGTATTTAAAAATAATGTATTAAATACTATTAAGAGACAATTAATCTCTCTAAGCAAAATAGAGAAGAAAGTAATACTAAACACTATAGGAATAGAAAAAGCTCTTATAGACTCTCTAGATGAGTCTCAGATGGTTT